TTAAAGTCAATTGTGGAGAATGTCCTAGTTATAAGAAAACTATAGAAAATTTAGATGAAGAATCTAAACTAGGTATTAGACCTCTGACTTTAAAAAACTTACTAATTTACGGTACCCTTGCTGCAGTGAGCTATGCTAGTTATCTAACTGTAACATTGCAACAAGTAAAAGAACGTGGTAACGTGATGGATAGTAAAGAATTATTACTACTAGACGGGGTAACTAAAACATTGGATAAGATAACTGATGTACATTTATCTGCAAGAGAAAAGATTAAATAACAGAGGACAGGATGATGAAATTTGTAGAAGCATATAATAGCGTAATGGGTTCAGAAGGTGGTTATGCAGACTTAAAAGGGGATAAAGGAGGCGAAACCTATAAAGGAATTGCCCGAAACTTCCATAAAGAATGGCAAGGCTGGGATATTATCGATAAATACAAGTCAGAGTACCCTAATAACTTTAAAGAATACTTAGCTAAAGACAATTCTCTGCAGAACTTCGTCGTGCTATTTTATAAACAGAACTATTGGGACGTCTTTAAAGGAGATGAACTTCCTTTCTTAGTTGCAGAAGAACTTCTTGACCAAAGTGTAAATCAAGGAACTGGCAAGCTTGGGGGAGAACGGTTACAAGAAGCTCTAAACCTATTAAATAGGAATGGCAAACTATTCAAAGATTTAGATGTGGATGGTGTAGTAGGGTCTGAAACTTTAAAAGCTGTTAAAAAAGTAAATCAAAGAAGATTAGTGAAAGTTCTTAACGGTTTACAGTTTATGAGATACTATGAGTTAGATACTAAAAATCCTGCTAACAAAAGGTTTGTAGGATGGTTTGATAGATGTTAAATATACTTATAGATTTGAAAATAAGTATAGTTATGATATAATAGCAGTAATAAATAAATATAAGGACTTAGCTAATGCTAAATGAAGAAATACAACAAGCACAACCTAAATTCAAAATAGATAAAGCTAAGATCCTTAGAGCCGTAATGCAGATACTTTACGTAGTGAGATAAATGCTGGAATTATGAAAAGGAGAGCAACTTTAAATGGTGATCCTTATGGTAATGAAGAAAAAGGTAAAAGTAGAATAGTACCTAAGGTAGCTAAAAGACAACAAGCTTGGAATATACCTTCACTTAAAGAACCTTTTGTAAGTACACCAAATCTAGTTAGATTTACTCCTATTACTGCTGATGATGTTCAAGCAGCTAGACAAAATGAGCTGTTACTTAATGCTCAATTTTGTAGACAATTTGATAGGTATAATTTTATAACTAAAGCATTAAAAGTACTAGAAACAGATGCTACTGTATTCATACAAACAGGTTGGGAGTATGAAGAAGAAGAAAAAGAACAAGAAGTAGAAGTAATAGTTGTAGATCAAGAGACAGGTGAACAACATGTAATGACTACTACTGAAAAGGTAGTAGTACCTGTAGTTAATAAACCTACTGCTAGAGTTTGTAGAAGTGAAGACATATTTCCAGATCCTACATGTGAAGATGATTTAAATAAAGCACAGTTTGTAGTATACAGATATGAATCAGATTTAAGCACTCTACGAAAAGATGGTAGATATAAAAATCTAGATAAAATACAACAAAATATGATGGGTTCAGAGGAATTAGATCCAAGTTATATTAACCCAGATAATACGTGGTTTACCTTTGAGGATGCTGCTAGAAAAAAAGTATTAGTTCATGAGTATTGGGGTAACTATGATATTAATAATACTGGAATAGCTGATCCAATAGTATGTGTGTGGATAGACAATATAATTATTAGATTAGAAGACAATCCTTATCCAGATAAAAAGATACCTTTTTTAAGTTGTACTGCTGATAGTATACCTTTTAAACTATTTGGTGAGAATGATATAGATAATATAGAAGATCAACAAAAAGTTATTACAGCTGTTACTAGAGGTATCATTAACAATATGGCAGCTAGTAATAATGGACAGACTGGTATACGTAAAGGAGCACTAGATCCTGTACAAAAGAAACGTATGCTAGATGGTAAGAACTTCGAGTTTAATGGTACTCCTAACGATATATGGCAAGGTAGTTATAATCAAATACCTGCTAGTGCTTTTCAAATGTTACAGTTAATGAATGGAGAAGTAGATAGTCTTACAGGTGTTAAAGGTTTTAGTGGAGGAATTACAGGTGGTAGCCTTGGTTCAAGTGCTACAGCAGCTAGAGGTGTAATGGATGCTACAGCAGTAAGGAGATTAGATAAAGTTAGAAATGTAGCTGAAAATCTCATTAAACCTTTAATTAGAAAATGGATGGATTATAACAGCGAATTTCTCAGTGATGAAGAAATAGTTAGAACTACTGATGATAACTTTGTAGCTATACGTAAAAGTGATTTACAAGGCAGGTTAGATGTAGATATAGAGATTAGTACACCTGAAGATAATGTAGCTAAAAAGAATGAGTTAGGTTTCTTACTACAGACTATGGGGCCAAGTTTACCTTTTGATATAACTAAACTAATATTAGGTGAGATAGCTAGATTAAATAGAATGCCTCAACTAGAAAAAGATATTAAAGCATATACACCTCAACCTAATCAGCAAGAAGAAGAATTAAAAAATTTACAAGCTCAAAAATTACAAGCAGATATAGCTAAGACTAAAGCTGAAATACAGAATATCTTTACTTCTAGTATAGTAAATAAAGAAGGTAGTGTAGATGTTAAGCAAGCACAAGCTGATTTGTTTAGAGCACAAGCAGATTTACTAGTTAGTAAAAAAGATAATGAAAATCTTAATTTTATTAAAACAGATAATCAAGTAAATGAGCAATTTCAATTAGAGAAATTAAGAATGGAACAACAGCATAAAGCAGAAATGGAAGCGTTGAAAGCTAAAATGAACTTAATACAGATGCAATACCAACAAGCTGCAGGGGATAAACAGCTGGGTGTACTGCAATGATTAAACACATACTAGGGGATAAATAATGGGTATATTAGATAATGCAAAATATATAGAGTTAGGTAAGCAAGCTGAAGCCAAAGTGTTAGCAGATAGTGCTGTAGCTGCAGTTGCACCTCATATAGCAAAAGAAGCAGTTAGACGTGCAGCTCCTATAATTCAGAATGATGCAATTCAAACTGTAGCTCCAGAAATTTATAGATCAGCAGCAAGTAATATATTAGCGCAATTAGGTTTACACCCAGCATATGGACAAGGTCCTACTGGGTTATCAACACATAATTTATATAAAGGATAAGTAATGATGCAACAAGGTCAAGGTTTAAGTGCAATGGGTGCAGAACAGCAAGAAGCACCAGGAACAGAACAAGGTGAAACAGGTGCTCAAGAACAACAAGAGCCACAAGGTATTACTGTAGAAGATGTAGTTAAAGCATTAATGCAAGGTATAAGTCCAGAAGAATTAATTAAACATGGAGTACCACCTGAATTGATTAAACAAGCAATACAGATCATACAACAACTTGCTCAAGCTCAAACTCAATCTCCTCAAGGACAACCACAAGGACAAGGATTGAGTCAAGCAGGAATACAACAAGGAGCTAACTAATGGCAACATATACAAAACAATTATCTGATGGATATATAAAGGTAGCACCAGGAGCATGTCAGTTACAATGTAAAGTTAATGGTAATAAATTAGGAGTTATACATAATGATACAGCTCCTTCTGCTACCGATGCTCCTGAATTTGTATTTGATAACGGGGTTGATACTACTCTTGGTACTAAAGACTGCTATGTAATAGCTTTAAGTATAACTCCTATCACATTTAGTACTACTGAGATATAACTATGAAGTCAACTGTTAAGCGTTGGTATAATAAATTACCTGAAATTGGTTATCAAATGAAGCCTTACAATAAGGAGGATATAGCATTACTCCCTAGTCGTGGTAAAGGTGATTATGATGCTGATTTATACTTTGGAAATGGTTATAAACAAAATGGAAATAATCAAACTGTAACTATTTCTATAAATGCGACTGTAAATACAATTGCCTATTTTAAAAATGGTTTACTTATAATTGATGAAACACCTCAAACGCTAACTGATTATACTACAGATATAAATAGTGCAGATACCTATCAAAACTTTATATTTTATAAAGGTACATTTGAACCTAACGAAAAACGTTTTATGAAAACCAATCCTGAAATGTTTTTATATTCAGTAAAGCAGACAGATGGTACATTTATAATTAAATCAGAAATACTTAGTCAAAGTAAAATTAATGATGTAGTAGCTTATCTTCCAATGTGCGAGACTGATGGTTATATTAGAAATATGGTTGGGTATAATAAGGGAGCAAATATTGTACCAATAACAGAATGGGCTGTAGCTTCAGGTACTACTATATCTGGAGATGTAGTTACATTTGACGGATCTCAAAGTAACTACACCGGAGCAACTAGATATATATACCCAACAATCGGTAAATCTTATTTAATTACAGTCAATATAGTATCAGCTAGTGATATATCTCAAGCAGGTATTCGTTTTGGGTCAGAACCTTGGACATCTTTCGCTATGTTAGGAGCTAAGTCCTTAGGATTATTCAGTTTTATCAGAACTGCTACTGAAGATAAGTCTTATGATAGGATATTTGCTAAAGCTAATTTTAAAGGTAAAATACAAATATTTTCACAGATGGAAGTAACTGATATATATCCAATAACTAATTTTACTAATTCTTGTAGAGATGGGGCTAATAGTTTACCGTATGGTCCTCAGTGTTGTTTCTGGGAAATAGGCTCATTTGGTATCCCTGTTGATAATAGTTTTAAAAGTATTAATTATAGTGGAACTGGGTATGTAGATACAAAATGGATACCAAATAATGTATTTCAAGTAGAAGAAATAGTAATAGTTAATGGAACTGCTACACATTATGTATATGATAATAATGGAAATAAATACACAAATGGGTCAGCAGATGGTACTTATACTGTTCCAACAACTTCTACTATCTTAAAAGTAAATACATTTGACGGTGCTGTAGGTATTAATATAAGGACAATGTGTAATGTATACACTAAATTACAAGACCCTGCAGTTTTATACACTAATGCAGTTAAGAAAGGATTATTATAATGGCATATGATAAACAAACACAGTATATAGATACAGAAGCATTAATTGATATCGTAACTAATGGGTATCAGTATATTATAGTCTATAAAGATGCTTTAAATATTGATATTCCATTAGATGCATGTTCGATTTTTGATAATGATACAAATAAACCTACTGGTAATTATTTATCAATTAAAGATATAAGTGATGCATTAGGTACACTATTTACTCCAATCAGTGGATATATAGCTGCTGATTATAGACTAATTAATTGGTGTTTTTCTGAACGTAAGATTAATGGGTTGTATGAACAAGACTATATTAGACAGTTACTGGATAAAAATGGTTATCAAAACTTAAGAGATCTTGATAATAACGGTAAAAATGATTGTTTAGTTAAAGACATTGATTACACTACTGCATTATCAGATACCTCTAAAAAGTATTATATGATTGTATCTGCTAAAGAAATTAAAGCTGTTAAAAGATATTCTAATAGTATATAAAATCATTAATATACATAAATACTATAGCTTAAAGTTATCTTAAGCTGATAACTTGTATAATAGCAATAACGAATACTATTCGTAAAT